ATCTCTGACTGCAAGCTTTGACACCGCATCCAATCCAATGGTTGGCTCATCCAGAAATAGCAATCGAGGAGAATGCAGTAAAGATGCAGCTATTTCGCAACGCATCCTCTGTCCTAACGACAGTTGTCTGGTAGGAGTCTTTAATAATTCCTGCAGCTGTAACAACTCTGTCAATTCCTCCAACTTATCATGATAGTTTATTTTAGAAATAGAATATATTTCCTTTAACAATTCAAACGAATCAATTACCGGAATATCCCACCATAGCTGCGAGCGCTGTCCGAAGACTACACCGATCTGTTTCACATGCTCAATGCGATTCTTCCAGGGGATACGCCCGTCTATCACGCAGGAACCACTATCAGGCGTCAATATGCCGCTCAAAATTTTGATGGTAGAGCTCTTGCCTGCACCGTTAGGACCTATGTAGCCAACCATTTCACCATCTTGAATCGTAAAGCTTACATCCGACAGCGCCTTGATCTCCTCCGTCTCTCTCTGAAACAAAGATTTGCACGCTTCCATAAAGCCCGCATTACGTTTTGTAACTTTGTATGTTTTACATACATTTTCCATTACAATCATCAAGTCTTCCTCCTTGTTATGTTATTTGATATCACGTGATACCATTATTTTAGCAAAAAACGCTACATTGTAAAATGAAATGCGACAAGAGTTAATAAACTCTATCGCATTTCTTTTTTTATACGGTTTTATAGGGAATGTGTCAAGAGTTTAAGAACTTTTGGCACATTCCTTTTTTAATTTGAAACGGCAGGAGGTGTAAGAAAGCGTGAGAAAAGGTAATAGACGTTTAAATTACGAGGACAGAAAGAAAATTGAAAAGCTGACCGAGCAGGGAACGAGAGTAATTGTTATTGCGGACACTATCGGGGTCCACCGTGCGACTATCTACAATGAGTTAAAGCGTGGCGGTACACCTTACCGGGCGGAAGTGGCACAAAGAACGGTATAGGAGGTACAGGGCAATGATTACACACGAAGAGGACTATATAACAGGATTCAACCCCGAAGCCGTGACGTTACAGGATTGCATAGACAATTACGAGAAGAAAAACCGGGTAGCAGTTATTTCTAACGGCAAATGTGTAGGGTTTGTAAAGGAGATTGGCACAGGTGCAGGATTTGAACTTAACAGGCGAAGCGTTGAGGTTATTCAACGAATCAACGCCGGACGTACAAGCGGAGTTTTTGCGGTTACAGGCTAACAAGGCAAAGGCTAGGGAGTTGGCGGATATGGTCGGAAGCGTGGTAGTTGATGAAAATATACCGCTTGAAGTATTGGAAATTGTGGCAGACCTGTTAAAAGAGGATTGCAGACAGATTAGGCAGGCAGCAAATGACATAAAAGAAGAGCAGCAGGCAATAGAAAAGTTGCAGACGGCAGCAGGAAAGGAGAGTTAAGGTGGCTAACAAGGCAGAAAAGCACACGGTAGCGTATCGAAACGTGAAAAAGTGCGAATTTCATAATATCGGGTCGCATATTGTGGCGACTAGCATAATCGGCGGTACTACGTTTTGTGCGTTCTTTGATTCGGGATTACATACCGAGGAAAGCATAAGACGCAGAGGAAGCATAAAGTTACATTCCATTTATTCTAAAAAGTAGGAGGACAAGCAGGCATGAGCGAAACAATCAGACACGAAAACGTAGTTGTATTTGATGATAGGGGGATACCCTCTATTATGGTCCGTATCGAAAGACCAAAAACCGAAGTTACCCCGGCAATGTTCATTTTAGGAACGGAAACGGCGGACGCTATCTATATTTCCAAGTACCCTAACAAGGTAATAGGTGGCAGGGCGTACAGTTTGCCAATGGTAGACCCTACCGTAAATATCAATTTTGACGAAGCGGTACAGGCTTGCAGAGCCAAAGGCAAGGGTTGGCATTTAATGACCGCCGTAGAGTGGGAGTATTTGTTAAACGAAAGCAGGCAGCAGGATACTTTACCACACGGCAATACCAATTATGGAAATGATTATTACCACAAGGAAGAACACGGCGAATTTCCCGACAGAAGCAGGACGGTAGGCAGAACATTAACAGGGTCGGGACCGGCTACATGGAATCACGACCACACCATATACGGCGTATCTGATATGTGCGGTAACGTGTGGGAATGGTTGGCAGGCTTGCGTATCGTGGACGGAGTTTTAGAGTACATACCGAACAATAACGCAGCCTTGGAGGATTGCGATTTATCAAGAGATAGCAAGGATTGGCAGCAGATTATCACGGACGCAGTAGATAAGGACGTGGCAAGGGTCAACGTAGAGCATGGAGAAATCACGATTAAGATTACTTGCCCCTTGGAAACAGGGCGGATTACCTTAGAAGCCTACGAAACGTACGGCGAAGCATTGGAAAAGCGAGGTTTTAAGCATGAAGTTTAGAGGTTTAACGTGGGATAAGAAAAAGGAAAATTACAAATGGGTCTACGGCTTGCCCTCTTATGGATTTGAAACCGAGGAAATAGCAGAAATCGGCACACCATACGGCGACTTTTACGACATAGACCCTACGACCCTTGGAAAAGAAACGGAGTACAGGGACCGGCACGGAAAGCCAATTTATACAGGGGATATTACAACCTTGGAAGTGGACGGCGAATTAAGGGAATTTGAGGTAGTGGAGATTACCACAGAGCGAGAATATAACACCCTGCCGGGAATGGAAAGTGAGGGCGGAACGGTCAAGGTCAGATTATCGGGAGTAATTGCCTTTCGTTGGGTATCCCCGGAGGGCGAAGTATACGACCTGTTACCTTGTGTCAATGAAGCAGGCGTAGCAGACCCTATTTTTATGGAGATTATAGACACGGCAGCGGAAAGGGCGGTGCGTGAGAGTGAAAGCGAGAGCAAAGAGCAGTAAAACGCCTTACCCTATATGGGTTTACGGCGAATACATAACAAACCCACCCATAAGACCCAAGGACGGGGCAGTACGCCCCGAGGGTCACTATATAGACAAGGGCGGTTATCCGGGTGCAAATGTGTATGAAGCTGATATGACAACCTTTTGCACACAGACGGCAGCAGTTGACCGCTACGGCAAAGAAATATACACGCAGGACGTTATTTTATACGAAACGCAGGAAGAAATAGGCTATTTTATCGTGGAGAACGAAGAAACCGCCGTAGACGTTGTTTGGGGCGAGGTAATGCCTTTAAACGGCTTGCAGGCGGAGGACATAAAGGTTATCGGTAATTTGATAGATTGCCCCGACTTCATAGAGGGCATGGGATTTTACAGGGATAACGAAATAGAGATACCGTACATTCCGCTACTTAACGTGCAAATGTCGGCGTATCCGTACCTAAAGTTAGAATGTACCAAGTGCAAGCATACCGTGCTTGCCTGCCAATATAAAGCGAAATGCAAAGATTGCGGAGGATTCCTTAAAACAGGATTCACAACGAAAGTATACAGAGAAAAAGAAAAGGCGTTTGCATAGTGGCTTACGCAAACGCCTTTAACTTACTGCCTTGTAGCAATAATTACACCTACTCAAATTATACTACAAGGCTTGCCAAAAGTCAATAAGGAAGCCTTAGAAACACGCCAAAAAGGCTATAAATACGGGCGTGTTTCGGACCTTGTATGGGGTATTAACATCTAAGGCATTATATAAAACTATATACTTACCAAAGTATACGGTTGGATTGATGTACCCTTTTATAGGATAAAGGCTTAGTAGTATAAGGAGAGAGAAAATGGCTAGAAAGAACTTTGTCCGAGAGAAGAAAATATATTGCGGTAAAGAATGGTTAGAGGTTGATATAGTACCCGTTACCAATATGCCGGAAGCAGGAAAGGAAAAGGGCAAGGAATCTTCACAGGCTCAAAAGAATTTGAATGATAAGCGGAGTAAAAGAAGATTCGTACAGATAGCAAATACCAACTTTGGGGAAGATGATTTACACATATCAGCTACCTACAATGAAGCACACTTGCCAATGACCCTAAAAGAAGCGGAAAAGAACGTACACAACTACTTAGACAGGGTAAAACGCAGAATGAAGAGGGTAACAGGGCAGGACTTAAAGTATATGCTTGTGACGGAGTACACCCCGGACGAAGAGGACGAAGAAAAGGCGGTCAGAATCCACCACCATAGCAGGCGTTGTAGGGGCAATAGCGACCCTTGCAGGGTTTGGCTACAAGATTTTTAAGTGGTTTGAGAAGCAGGAAGAACAGACAAAGCAGATTGAAGAAATCAAGAAAGAGGAAAAAGAGCATAAGCAGGAACTTAATGACGAACTATGTTTACTGACGTATGCGGTTTTGGCTTGTCTTAAAGGATTGAAAGAGCAGGGGTGCAACGGTCCCGTGAGCGAAGCAATCCAAAAAGTAGAGAAGCACATAAACCAAAAAGCACACGGACAGGAGTAGGAGGAAAAAGAGAATATGAAATATCTGTTATGCGGAATCCTTGGCGTTATAGTCGGATTCCTTATTTTTTACCTGTTATTTAGGATTGCCAACAAAGAAAGGCTTATTAAGAAGTTGCAGGAAAGCGGTAAAAAGAAACTGCCAAAACCGAACTTTACAAAAGCTGTCTTAGTGGCAGTCCTTTTTACTTACTTTGTGGGTTTGTATATAGGTATCAAAGTAACGCTTATGGACTACTCACAATTCGGGGTATTGGCTACCTACATAGCCACCCCGACAACTACGGTTATTGCCTTGTATTGTTGGAAAGCCAAGGCAGAAAACCTAATTAAAATCAAAAAGGGATACCCGGAGGAAACAAAGGATATTCCGATTGACCTAAACAATATCACATAGGAGGTTACGACAATGAAAATCAAAGAAAGCATTGTAACAAAAAATCCTTGCTACACTTGCGGTCGAACAATCACGGTAAAAGGTCTTATGATACATTCCGTAGGTTGTCCGCAACCGAAAGCGTCCGTATTTTTCAATAATTGGAATAAGGCAAGTGCCAACGTATGCGTACACGCCGTATTGCAGGCGGACGGCACGGTATTACAGTTATTGCCTTGGAATCGCAGGGGGTGGCATTGTGGAAGCGGTAGCAAGGGAAGCGGAAACAATACCCACATTGGCGTAGAAATGACAGAGCCTAACACAATCAAGTATACAGGAGGTAGCAGCTACACGGATTTAAACCCGACCGCTACAAGGGATTTTGTATTAAAGACCTATCAGACGGCGGTAGAACTGTTTGCGTACCTTTGCAAACTATATAATCTTGACCCTTTGGCGGACGGCGTTATTATTTCCCATGCAGAGGGTCACAAGAGAGGGATTGCAAGCAATCACGGCGACGTAGAGCATATTTGGAATAAGCAGGGTCTTGCTATGGCACAATTCCGCAAGGATATTAAAAAGGCTATGGGCGGAACTGTTACCTTAGAAAAACCGCAGGAGGATACCAAAACGCAAACCGTGGACGGCTACAAAGTCAAAATCACAACAGGTACTTTAAATGTCCGCAAGGGTCCGGGTACAAATTACGGTATTGCTACCACGGTAAAGAAAGGCGAAGTATACACCATTGTAGGCGAAGCCAAGAACGGTAGCACCGTTTGGGGTAAGTTAAAGAGTGGTGCAGGATACATAAGCCTTGATTACACGGAGAAGCTGACGGACGGAAAGGTTACGCAGACCACAACCCCGGCACAGAATACAGGAAGTTACAAGGTTAAGGTTACGGCGGATGTACTGAATGTACGAAAGGGTCCCGGCACAGGCTACGGAATCGCAACCACAGTAAAGCAGGGCGAGGTATACACAATCGTAGACGAAGTAAAGAGCGGTAACGCCACTTGGGGCAAGTTAAAGAGCGGTGCAGGCTATATAAGCCTTGCGTACACAAAGAGAGTATAGGAGGTAGACTATGGCAGTAACGGCAGCACAGATTAAAAAGGTTGTTAAGGTTGCAAGTGGTATTATCTATTCGCAGGAGGGCAACTATGGGAGCGTAAACAGAAACGACAACGACCACGGCATGAGCGTAGGTAAATGCCAATGGAACGCCTATTGGGGCCGTGCGTTGCCCCTCTTGCAGACCATTGTAAATAAGGACCAGGAGCAGGCAAAGGAGATTTTAGGGGAAGCACTCTATACCGAGATTGCCGGAAGTAGTCCGAAAGCATGGGATAAACAGGTAAGAGCAGCAACCGAAGAGGAAGCAAAGGCAATTTCTAAATTGCTTTCCACACCGCAGGGCAAGGAAGCACAGGACGATTTAGCGGACGAAGATATAACACGCTATGTCAAAAACGGCGTAAAGGTCGGTATTGTTTCCTTAAAGGCACTTGCGTACTATGCAGACCTTGAAAACCAAGGCGGAAGCGGTGGCAGTAAGAAGATTGCAGAAACGGCAGCGGAAGCACTTGGAGGAATTGAAAAGGTAGGACTTGAAGAAATCCACGAATACGCCTTAAAAGATGATTCCAAGTTAGGCAAATACGCAAACCGCAGAAATAGCGTATACGAAGCCGTAAAGGCAAGTGATTTAGCGGACATTGAGAGAAAGGAAGAGCCAACCCCACAGACACCGCCCACAAAGCCACAGGACGGCTCAAATTCGGTCGAAAAGGGCGACACCGTAACATTTACAGGCGGAGGGGTTTATAAGTCCTCTATGGCGAAAAATGCGACCTATACAAAGGGCGTAACAAGTAAGTGCAGGGTAACGGCAACCAATCCCGGAAGTCCGCACCCTTACCACTTAATCTCACAGGACGGCAAAGGCGTTTACGGTTGGGTTAATGCAGATTCCGTAAAAGAGGTATCCACAACCGCACAGAATGACCCTACAACCGTTGAAAAGGGCGACACCGTAACATTTACAGGGGGACCGGTTTATAAGTCCTCTACGGCGAAGCAGGCAGCAGTACATAAGGACGTAGTAAGTGCTTGTAAGGTTACGGCACTTAATACCAAGGGTACACACCCTTACCACTTAATCTCACAGGACGGCAAAGGCGTTTACGGTTGGGTGGATAAAGCAGATGTAAAATAGACCGATTCGGACACATAACGGAGGTAAAGAATTATGCAGATTTTAAAATGGTTACTTGTTAATTGGGATTCCGTGTTATTGGTTGCCCTTGTGGTAGCATTGATTATTTACTTAATCAAGACAGGACAGACCAAAATTTTAAAGCAGATTGCGGTAAAATTGGTAACAGACGCAGAGGGAGAGTGTGGGGCCGGCACAGGCATTATTAAGTTGTCGGACGTAGTGGCGAAGTTATACACGCACTTACCGAGTGTTATTAGAATCCTGTTTACAGAAAAGCAGTTGGTAAACATTGCGGAAGCGGTATTGGCGGAAGCTAAAAAGAAATGGGAAACAAACGGCAACCTTACGACCTATATTGAGAATAAGCAGCAGGGCGTACAGGTTTTTCCTTTGCTTGACGTGGCGGAATTGCCGGAACTTAAAGAAGCAGAATAAAAGAGAATATGAACAACTCAAAACGCCCCTTGGCTCATTTAAAGCCTTGGGGCGTTTTTTCTTATGCTTGGGTAAGCGGTTGAAGCCAAACGGCGTTATCAAAATTGAGAAATCCGCCTTGCTCCATGATAGAAACAAGAGCCTTTCTACCACCGCAAGGGATATATGGGGAAGTTTCGCCCTCAAAAGCAAAGTAGCCTTTTTCCGGGTGCTTAAAGCAGTATCCCCAAGGGGCGGTATAGCCGAGTGGATGTTTAAATTTTGTTTCGCCTTTAAGTCTGACGATTGTTAAAGCTGAATTGATAGCGATTGTTTCAAGTGTTCTTTCCATTGTGAATACCTCCATATATAAGAAAATTTGTTGTTGTGTTCCTCTTGATGATTCTATTATATACTTGCACAAGTATAAAAGCAACCCGGAATAATACACAAAAATACTTGCACAAGTATAAATAAAAGTTGTGCAAACTGTATACTTGTGCAAGTAGTAAAAGTGTGGTAGAATCAAATAAAAGAATTGTGCCACAAAGTCAGGAATTTGTAGCACAGAAAGGAGAGCGGACGTGGCGGAAGAAAAAGCAGGAAAGCCAAGCACAAGGGCGAAGAATAAGTACAATGAGAAAAACTACGACAGAATCCCGGTTATTGTGCCGATTGGAGAAAAGGACAAAATAGCCAAGATTGCCAAAGAGCAGGGATACAAAAGTACAAATGAATTTGTAGTAGCTGCGATTAACGAGAAGATAGAAAGGGGCGGTAAGTAAATGTACGCATATAAAAACGGTGTATATACGAATGATGATTGTAATATTCATAAGACCGTAAGACTAAAGCCGGAGATTGTGGAAATTATAGAACGAAGTCCGGGAAAGAACTTTACCGACAAATTACAAAGAATCGTTGAGGAATACGCAGGCTTGAAAAAAGTTGAAAATTTGTAG